TTCTTTCTCCGGGATCGTGGAGTCCGTGACGCGCGGGTTCCCCGACTGTCCGAGCCGGGAATCGTCCGCCGTCGTCAGGCTGCCGTACTTCGGGAGATATTGATACGCATTGAACCCGCAAACGTTGAACGGGTCTTCTTCGAGGTTGGCGCCCGTGCAACCGATCCCGCACACCTTCCGCTCCCGAATCAGCCGCGCGAGCGTGATCCCGATCTGCCCCGTACTCGCGGCCCCGGCGAGCGTCAGGAACATGTCGCCGTCTGCTTCGAGCAGGCGTACCCATGCTTGCGCCGCCTCAACGAGCGTGGCGCTGTTGTACCCCTGCATGGTCAGTTCCATGAACCGACCAATGGGGCCGGGCTTCTGCGAGAGCTTCGCGGGGGCCTTCATAGTGGAATCAGCCCCATCGGCACAATCGCCAGCACGGTGAGCGGGATGGGATCGACGTGGCGAATCACGCCGCGGCCCGTGCGGTTCCAAGTGCCGCCGACGTTGGCGAACATGTACTGCGTCAGCGCATTCGGCGCGGCGTTCAAGTTGTCGGTATCCAAGCGGAACTTGATCTCATCGAGCGTGATCGTTTGCGTGGCATCTACGGGATCGGGGCCACTCGTGCTGTTGCCAGCGGGCAGGGCAATCCCGACGAACGATCCGCGTGAGGCTTCGACGTACACGCCGATGCGGGTAATGTCCACCTTCGTATCCTTCAGGCTCTCGCCGTTCGGGAGATCCAAGTCCAGCGTTTCGATGTCGCCCGTGTAGGGCAGTCCGGCCCAGATATGCGCGTACGGACCATCGAGCGTGATGGTGCCGGAGGTCACGACGGTCGGTGTCGGGTAGTTCGCGTTGTTCGGTGAGGCGACCACGAAGCCGTCGGCGTACACGCTCACGCTCTGGCCGTCGAGATGATCCAAGCCCGAGACGACGGACACGGCCCGATCCCATGTCGTGATCGCCACGCCCCGCATCGAGGCGGGCACCGTCGCGGTCGTATGCCCCGTGACCACGGTCGTGCTCGAATAGACTGTGTCGATGTTGAACTTGAGGATCGTGCCGTCCGAGCCGTGCAAGACGATCTGATCCTTGTTCGTGAGCATCCCGGCCGCGAAGAAGGCACTGGAGGCCGTGAGGGTCAACGTCTCGTCGTACGCCCATGTGGTGCCATTAGAGAGCGTCATGGTGATGGTTCCGGCCCCCGCATTCCGGCCATCGTACTGCAAGCTCGAATCCACGAAGATCGGGTCGCTCACGGGGTCTACGAGTTCCAAATTCGCCACCTGTTCGATATAGCGACGGGTCGCGCCCTGAATCGTCCGGTTCACAACCACGTAGACCGCATTCTCGTTCCCTTGCGGGATTGAGACGACACTTTCGACGAGCCCCACGGTGTCATGACGTGCCCATGCGATCAACTGCTGGTCGGGCAGGTAGGTGAGGCTCAACAGGATGCCGTCCGAACGCACGGCCCAAACCGTATAGTTCGGCGTCTTCTGGTACGCCCAATCCACGATGGTCACGCCCTTGAAGAGATGCGCGGAGAGGAGCGTCAGGTCTTCGTTTTGGAACGTGTAGTACCCGTAGAGCACGTTCGTCTTGAGGGCCAGCACCGCGTTCCCTTCGCTCTGCACGTAGAGGATCGTGTTGTCGGCTTTGACCGGCCGGAGGGGCGAGCACCCGTTGTAGGAGCCGATCCGGTCATTCACGGAGGAGGGCGTGAGCACGCCGTTCGGGTCGCCGTCCGCGAGCCACTCGGCGCCTTGCGTCCCGATCACCATCTTGCCCATCACGACGAGATGCTCAATCGCATCGATCTCGTCGGAGATGATTGTGAACACAATCGGGCTGTCGTCCTGAATCGGCGTGGACTGGTTGAAGTTGTTGTAGTTCCCTGACCGACTCAGCCACACTTTCGCCGGATTGTTGTTCGTGCCCGCGTACGCGACCCGCTGCTGGTAGCAGTTCACGACGGAGGGATAGTTGCCCGCCCCGGTGAAGTCCGTGAACGGAATCGGCGGTTGCGTCGTCGGGTCGATGGTCTGCAGCCCTGTGTTCGTGTACGTCAGGTTCGCGACGTTCGCCACGGCGATATACCCGAGAGCCCCCTTATCCATCGCGAGGTAGACGTTGTACGTCGAGCAGCCCGCCACGGCGTTCCACGTTACGGTATGCGGGGTGGTCTCGGATGGATCGGCCCACGCATGGAAGGACGGCTGTTGCGTGACGAACGACTCTTCGCCCGTCGCATCACTGACCGCTGTGACGCCATAGAGGTAGGAGTGGCCCGTGAGCAAGAGCGTCCCGAGCACCGCCAATCCCGTAGGAGCAGCAATCAACGGTGCGAACGTGATGACACTGTAGACCCAGTTCGTATTCGAGACGCGCGTCAGGTGCGCCGGAGGATGGTTCGGATGCACGAGCCACACCACGTCCCCGCTCTGGACGTAGTTGATCTGTTGCAACTCTGACGTGACATACGGCGTCACCGCTTCCGCGGGCACCATGCCGTTCATCACGGGCGCCCCGTTCTGCGTGAAGCGCACGTAGCGATTCCCGAACTCCATCACGAGCGTGTCCGTGATGTTGAACACGAACGGGAGCAATCGGACTTTGCCCGCCGCCGAGGTCTTGACCTCGTTCGCGAACATCAGGCCCGGCCGATAGGACACCCCACCCTGCCGGAGAATGATGAAGTTGCGGCACGTACGGAGTGCAATGGCGTACTTCGCCAAGTCGGTGCGCGCGTACAGCGAGGGGGTGATCTCCCCGGCCGCGAACGAAACCTGCTCGGTATAACTCACTACATCCTCGCTCGTGTCGCTTCGCTCTCCGGCAACTGGTCGGGCTGCTCCGAGTTCGCCGCGTTCGCCTCTGCTACCTGAATCGCGTTGACGAACATCTGCAAGCAGTATTTCCCACGCCCGAACTTGTCGCCGCCCGTCAACGCTCCGGCGATGTAGCCGCCCAAGAGGAACGCGAGCGCCTGACAGAACTGTGCGCGGTAGAACGCTGGCATGTCCTGCTCGGCCGTGTACTCAAGCTGCGGCAACTGCGGTGAGGCAAGCTGCGTCGCGGTTGCGGGTTGAGCCGCCACAGGCGGGCAGTCGGTGTAGAGGAGTCCCCCAGACGCATCGGCCATGATGCGGTAGGGTATCCGCGACTGGGCCGTTAGCTGACGGGCCAGTGGCACCGGATACGTCTGGGGAATGTCGAACAGGTTGGGGAACGGCGCCGCGTTGATCGAGCCATTGAGCAACCGTCGAGCGGCCAAGCAATCGTCAGGCAGCCGATACGAGTACCCCCACTCCGAGGTCGGCTGCTGCTGCACGAGCTGGAGCGAGGCCGTCAGGGTCGCGAACGGCCACGCGAACGCTTCGAGGACTTGATCTTTCGCCGTGTCGTAGAACAGGGCACAGAGCCGCGCTTCCTGCGATTTCTCCGTCAACGACGCAATGGTCTTCCCGACCGCCGCGTGAGCCAAACTCATGTTGGCAATACTCACTTGGTCATTTACAGATTGTGGCATGGATTAGCGCCTCACTGTTCGTACCACGTCACCGCACTCGAACATGTCGCGGTGCCCGCTCCCGAGTTGGACGACCACCCGACCGGATGCCACACCCCGTCATTCGTGATGCTGACCGCCGACCCCACGACCGCGAGGGAGCCCGCGGTCGGCCCACTCCCCAAGGCTTTCGGGCCTTGTGCCGCGGTCGGAGACGCCAGGTGCGTGACCGGCCCGACCGAGACGTGCGCGAACAGTTGCACGTTCTCGGCGGCGGCGGCGCTGGTTGTGTACGAACAACCAACCGTGGTGATGTAGTAGCTCTTGGCGGGGTCTTGGTTGAGCAGACAGAACTGCGCGGCTGTCGTCGGCACCGCCGCCACGAGCGTAATAGCGGACGCGATGACCGTGCCCGCGACGAAAGCCTGCGGCTGCGGCGTCGAAGACATGGCGGCTCCTACAGCTCGTACCAACGAAGGTTGTATTCCCAACTTGGGACGTTCGCCGCCGACGTGAGCCACCACATGTTGATCCACGAGGTCGTTCCGGGCGCAACGATGATCGGCCCCATCGAACCGACGATGGTCGCCGTGTCCGTGGCGCGCGTGGCCGCCCCGCCGTTCTTCTGCGGGATGGCGCCGTCCTGTCCGAACTGGAGAATGTAGGTGTCACCGTCGATGCCCAGCCCGGTCGTGATGACCGCCGTGTCCTGCAACCGGCGCGTACCGACCGCGGCGGGAATCGTGATCGCGCCAGCCGCAAACGCCTGCACGCCGTTCGTCACGGAGGTCTGCGAGAGGCCCGTATTGACCTGCACGGGGGTGCGCGTCACCACCGCCGTGGTGCCGACGACGATACCCGTTTCGTTATAGCACTCGAACTGCGCCGTCAACGTGCCGGTCGGGGCCGTGGAGCGGAGACGCAGCGTCATGCTGTCGAGATAGATGTTCGGCCCACCGACCGGCGCGGTGTTCGGAATGACAAACAATCCGTTCGCCGTGGCCGACCACGCGGCAATGGTGGCGCCCACGACCGGCGTACCGATGGTCGGGTTCGTGATCGTGAAGTACTTGCCCTGCGCGGCGAGTGACTGGCGCGAAGACGTGGGGAAGAGCGTGCCGTTGAGTACTGAGAATCCGCCTGCTGGCATGGTGATACTCCGTGAAAAGTCGTGAGAGGAGTGCTGCGGGAGACTACCGAGCTATTTCTACAATGAGTTGATGGGCGACCAACGGGCATGCACCCAGCACGTTCCTGCGGTGCAGTTGATTTGCAACCCAACCGCGATGCCGTTCGCGGGAACCGCGATGATGTCCGGCGTGCCGTTCAGGGTCGCGATGACGATGGTATAGTCCTGCGCGACGTTCGCCAGCACGACGCGACGGTACGGGATCGGCATCCACGGCACCACCGCGTCAGTCGTCGGCCAGCGTGCGGCACGGCCCATGATGGCGAACCCGCCTGCAAAGCTGCCGTCCGGGATGAACTGGAACGTCCACGTCCCGAACGGGTTTTCGGTGGACGTGTTGCCGAAGACAGCGGTGCCGCCGTTGTTCGCGGTCGTGAGTTGGATGCGCTGTCCTGAGACGGCAAAGATTCCGTTCGCGGCCATGAGGTTCTCCTAGTCGTACGAGGGGAGCGTTAGACGAACGTGAGCGATTCCTTGGTCAGGTCGAGCAACTTCCACGCTTCGAGGACTTTCAGCAGGCCATCGGCCTTCTTCGCGTGCGTGTCCGTGTACGTGTGGTGCAGGAACGAGGCATCGGGGTTCATCTTGAGCTTCACCATCAACTCGCGCATCGTCGAGAACTTCAGGCCGAACCGGGCGATGTTCCGACTCAGCACGTAGTCGTCAATCAGGTGCGACGGCTGCATGACACCCGAGTCGATCTCCTGCCGAATGAGCGAGATGTTGCTCACGAGATCGTCAAGCGGTTCCTCCGGTGGGCGCCACAGATCGAGGCACCAGTCCGAGGCCGCCGTGAACCAGTTGCACGAGCCGATGTTCCGGCCGTCCCTTCGGAAATAGTCGTCGAACTTCCAGCGGATACTTGCCGGATCAGCGCCGTTGTGGAACACCGTGTCCTTCGATAGGTGCTCCGTGAAGTCGAACAGGTCGGGATGGATCAAGGTGTCAGCATCGACGTAGATGTTCCAGTCGTTGCCCATCTCCCGGCCTAACGTGTGGATTTGGAGCTTCTCGAACACCGGCGGATAGTCGGGGAACTTCCGCTCACTGATGACATGGAAATCGGCCCCGATCTTGTCCGCGTACCGACGCATCAGTGGAAAAGTTAGGCACGTTAGTTCGGGTGCGTAATCGTCCACGCACAAGGTAAAGAGCGTTTTCTTCACCTTCTCACATCTCCGCATCGGGATGGTCGGCCAGCACGAACGTGTCATCGTCGTCCTCGTCCTTCTCGATGAGGCTCGACGGCTGGCCCGCGTCTTCGCACCACGCCGGCAGGGCGTATACCTTGCCCTCGATGGTCATGGTTTTGACCTTCACACCGCCGTAGTAGATCATGCCCTTCTTGTACAGTTCGAGATCCTGAACGCGGAACTTGAACTCGGTGGGCGGGTCGATGATGCTCGACACCGGATGGCCGTACTGCCCGCGCGCAATCGCCCGGAGCTTCACGACCGGCACCGGCCCTTTGACCTTCCGCTTCTCGTCTTCCCTGCGCATCGCTTCTGCGACGCTTGCGACCTTTGCCATGTGCTACTCCGTGCTGAGACTGGGCGGGCGGTTCTGCTTGGTTGTGGGAACCGCCCGCCGTCAGTCGTGAATGGTCTACTGGATGACGATGGCCGTCGCGTAGTAGCGCGCGATGGTGACATCACGCATCGGCAGGATCGCCGCGGTGACGCTGATGCCCGCCGAGTTGGCCGACACGTAATGCCCTGAGATGTACCGCTTCGTGACCGACCCCTCGGGGAGCGGGACGACGATGACCGCGCCCGCCTTCAAGAGCGTTCCGGCCTGCGTGGTCGTGAACGCGACCTGCACAAGCGTGTCCGGCGACGAGGAAGCCGTGCTTGAGGCCGACTGTGTGATGTCGAACTCGTAGGTCTCGGTGCCGACGTGCAACGCCGCGACGGTGACGAACACCACCATCGCGAGCGGCTCGCCCACCGAGATGTCGCGCAGGTCGGGGGTGGCAGAAACGGGCGTAGCGCCCGGGACGCCTGAGTCGTACGAGTTCGTGGAATACGCTGACGTGGTGAGCGCAACGTTGTCCCACAGGACGGTCTGCTGGTCAAGTATTGCCATGATCGTGTCCTCTGGGTTGGGGTTAGGAAACCTGAGATTCGGTGAGCAGGATCGAGTCGGACTTCCGAATCGGGATGCCCATGAAGAACGGGATCATCTTCCCGTCCACTTCCGCGAACTTGAGCTGGCCACCGGCGCGCACGTCTTCCCGACGCTGGATCGCCAGCATCTCGTAGACCGTGCGGTTCATCAGGAACGAGAAGTTGCCCTTGTCGAACGAGGGAATCCGCGCGATGGCCCGGATCATCTTGTTCGCGAGGTCCGTGGCGCTCGTCTGCCCGACCAAGTTGTTCACGTCGATGTTCGCGACGCGGACACAGTACCGCCAATCCTTCACGGCGATCCCGCAGTTCCAGATGTACATATCGACGTACGACAGGAGCAGCGTGCCGGGGTTACCGGCCGTCACGGCGATCAACTGCTCGCCCAAGTCCTTGTGCTGCAACCCGCCGATGGTGCCCTTCGGGTAGACGCCGTACACGGTGTCCGGCCCCCAACCGATGAGCCACACCGACGTGTTGGCACTCGCCACGCCGCCGCCGTCGATGATGTTCTGCGAGTTGCCCGCCGAGAGCGAGCCGAACCGCGGGGCGAGCCCCACAAACGATTCGGGCGTGACGTAGGTGCCGTACCACAGCGTATTCATGAACACCTGGTTCATGCCTTCGATGTGGGCCGCCGCTTCCGACAGTCGCACGGCGCCGGGATTGCCGCCGAGTTTCGCCACTTCCACGTCGATAGTGGAGAGGTCGGCCAGTTCGGCGCACGCTTCGATGACCTGCGCCTTCGTGGACTTGGTTGGGGCAATGCCTTGGTTCATGCGCCGGAACACGGGGACCGGGATGCCGGTGCGAATCGTGATCTGGTCGCCCGTGGTCATGTTGCCCTCGACCCACGGAATGTCGTACATGATTTCGTCAACACGGTTGAGCAGTTCCGCGACCTTCGCCACGGAGCCGTCAGGGTTCAGACCCTTGACGACATCAACGATGTTGAGAACACCTGCGCCAATGGTGGCCATTCGTTAGTCCTCGCTACAGTTTAGGGATGCCGTCGTCGTTGTACATCGACGGGAACATTTGTTCGGCCGCGGACTTGACCCGCTCGCCTGCACCGCCCTGACCCCGCACTTGCGCGCCCTCTGCGCCGCGCTTCCCGAGGGACGCCAGCGCCTTGAGCACGACGGGGTGTGAGCCCCAGCCGCTCTCGTTCAGGAGCGCCCGCACGTCGGGACTGCCCTGTTCGAGGATCTTCAAGCCCTGTTGCGCCTGCTCAATGTGGGTGTCAAAAGTGGCCTTGTCGCCGTTGCCGAACTGCTTGTCTGCAAACGCCTCTTTTCGGAACGCATCATCGCGGGCGATCCAGAGCGGCCCGGCCCCGAGACCCGTCTTCAGGTCGGGCGCCTTGAGCGCGGCCGTCACGTCTGCGATTTCCTTCGTCCGATTGGCTAGCAGCTGTTCCGCCCCCTTCTGGTCAAGTCCCAGCTCGCGCGCAATGGCGGCTGTCCTCTCCACGAAAGCAGGGTCGAGCTTCGAGCCGTCCGGGAGCTTCAGGTCGTACTTCTCGGGGACGACCGGCTTTCCCGCCGCCAGAGTTCCGGCAATCGCCTCAGCGGCCTTCTTCTTCTCGTCGAGCACGGTCTGTGCGGCCGGGCGCTCCGCCTCCGGCAACGCCGCAATGCGCGCGGCCTCTGCCGTGAAATCGGGCTTCGCCGCCGCGATGTTCTCCGCCGTCTTCTGGGCCGCCACCGCGTCCTCCGCGACCTTCAGGGCGTTACTCGCCTTCACAGCCTCGTCAGCGGCACTGGGGGTGGCCGCGAGCGCAGGGGTGATAACTTCAGGCATCGGGTGAGTCCTCGTCGGTGGGTTTCTTCGGCGCGTCCGGCGTCGAGCGTTTCCGCATGATTGCTTCCTTCTGCATCAACAGAGTGTTCTCTTCGTCGGCTTCCGTCATCTCCGCGTACATCTGCAAGCCCCAGTCGTGCCGGCCCGCGGCCTCGAAGATGAAAGGGCTCGTGTTCATGATCGCCGTGAAGACGTGGCAATCCTCGATCAAGCCCCACGCCAACTCGCGGCCCAGCGGGTTCGACAGGAGGTAGCGCCAGCCGTTCAGACGACGGGCGCGGGCGAACTCGACTTGCTCGCCTTTCTTCCGGACCTGCTCGGGATCGCCAGCGTTGCCGCCAGCTAAGGACCGTTGAAACCGCTTGTCGGCCACGAGTCGGGAACCGACTACAACGAGAGGCCAGCGGCGGACTGGTTCTTCCAGCCGATGCCCTTCTCGTAGTTCCACATCGCGAGCGTGGCCTGCGTGGCCTTGTAGATCGCCACGTTGTTGTTCGCGTTGTTCGCCACCGTCACCAGCACGTTGAGCGTGTCGGTCGCGTTGTCGTTGTTGACCAGCGTGAAGTGGACAACCTCACGGCGATAGCCAGCCGCCGGGGCGCCCATGACGGTGGTGACGACGGTGCCGTTCAGCGTGAAGTAGTTCGCGCCGTATGTCGGAAAGTTCGGGTCGCCCTGGTTCGCGTAGGTCGGCACATCTTGCCACGCAATGTAGCCCGTCTGGTTGTTCGAGGCGCTCGCGTTCTGGTTCATCGAGAGCTGGAGATTGTGGAAGTTGTCGAGCAGCATGGTGCGACTCCTGTGAGTGGGTGGTGAACTGTTGGACGGTTACTGCACCGGCGCCGGTGGAGTCTGGGTTGCACCAACGGTTTTCTTGGCGTTCATCTTCGACATGAGCTGCGCAATCGGGCTGCCGTCCTGTGGCGCGACGCCGCCGTCCTTCGCGGCCTTCGCGAACTGCGGCGCCTGCTCCGACGCGGCTTGCTGTTGCTGCGCTTTCTGTCTCGCGTCCTTGATCGCCGCCACGGCTTCCGGCGTCCGCAAAATCTTCGGCGGTACCCCCATCGCGTCGGCGTGCGTGCGGATCAGCTCCTCGTCGTCCACGTAGTCCAAAACTTCGGGGTTGACCTGCGCGATCTGGCCGACGAAGCCCGCGAAGCGTTCGACCGAGGCAATACCCGCCATCTTCTGCGCTTGGTGCATGATCGAGATGTACTCGACCTTGAGCGGCTGGCCCTGCAACGCGGCCGGGGCCGGAGGCAGCAGGCCCTTCCGGCCCATGATGTTGAAGATGCGGTCGATGGCCGGATCAAACACGTCCTCATCCAAGTTCTCCAGCATCGGGCCCAAGGCCAAGAGCTTCTCTTCCTTCTTCTCCGCAACCTCGGTTGCCGTATCGGGCTGCGCCTGTTCATCGTGCGCGAAGAGGATGAAGAGGTCGGTGTAGTAGTCTTCCTTGATTGAGTTGCGGAGATCGACAATCGACTCTTGCAACGGCTGCATGGCCTGTGCGAACGGCACCTGATATGCCGGGAGGAATCGCATCTGGCCTTGGGCATTCACGCCGCCCCACACGATATCGCCCGGCACGATGGAGGTTTTCGACGACCGGAGATTCACGTCCGCGACCATCGGCGGCTTAATCATGATCTCAAGCCCCTGCGACATGCGCTTCCGCCAGACCTGAATCTCTTTCACGTCGCCCAGCGCCACCATGCCGGGGCAGTTCGTGCCGTACACGTCCTCAGAGTTGCGCTCCCAGCGCGCGACAATCACCGGGAACTCATCGAAGCCCGAGACCTCGAGCACGCCCTGCACGTTCGGGTCCACGCCCTGATTGGTGGCACCTAAGACGTAGTAGACCTGCTGGAACTTCTTGTACTTCGACTCGAACTTATCAGGGGCATACGCCACATTCGGCTGGATCGCCTGTACGCAATCGACCCACGCGGCCACGAATCGTTGTTTCCAGAGGTTCTGCACGACGCCCGGAATCTTCGTGTTCTCGCCGCGCATGAAGTCGGGCTTCCCCGTCTTCGGATCGATCTGGCCCCACTGCTCGACGAGCTGCTGCACCGTGAGCCGGAACGTGCGAAAGAAGATCCGGACCTGTTGCCGCGCATCGTTGCCACAGGAGAACATCCCGACGGGATAGTCCGAGCACCGAATGACGGTCTTCTCGTCCTCGAAGATGCCCATCGCGCCCGTGCCGAACACGCCGATATCACCGTACAGAACCGAGAGTTGCTTGTAGAAGTTCGACCGGGCCATGACCATATGAATCCGGTTCTCGACATCGTACAGCCACTCTTTCACGTCCTCTTGCTCGTTCAGGTCGTCGTCCGGCGTGCGGAGCTGGAACCACGCGCGGGCGGGAGAACTCACACCGCTCATCATCCCGGCTTGCAACGTGCGGACACATTTCGGCGCAGTCGAGTCCACGATCTTCATGTTGCGCTTATCGCCCTTGTTCACGTCCGAGATGTAGAAGCGGGCCCGTCGCGGACAGTTGTAGTCGTTCAGATCTTTCCAGTGCGAGATGAAGGAACTGCGCTCGCTCTCGAACTGGTGCCGGAGCAACTCACACTGTTGCCGGAGGCTCAAGCCCGCGATACTGCCGCCACCGGGATCGGCCGCGTACTCAGGGAGCAGGGAGACAGCCACTTAGAGGCGCTCCGCCATCAGGTCTTCAATCCGGTTCTCGACGCGGTTCAGGTGCCACATGATGAGCGCGTCGCCTTTCGAGTAACCGCGATCCTTGAACAGCGGCCAGATATGTTCCTCGAATCGATTGAGCCACTCGATGAACGAGACTTCGACCGATTCCTCAATAGGTTCGCTCATTGGCCGAGTAACGTCTTGCGTTGAACCGGCGCCTGCGGCGCGCCACGCGGTCCGGTCAGGATCGTGGAGCTTTGCCCGCTTGCGCCCTTCGCTGAAGCGGTCTGACGAGCCTGCGCGGTCGCCGCGGCTTTCGAGGCGGCACTCGCTTCGTTCGCGGGCATCGCGTTCTGGACGGCCAAGGCGGCCGACGCGACACCTTTCGCTTTCTGCGAGGATTGGTTCGCCGCGATGGCCGTGTAGCCTTCGTACAGCAACGAGACCCCCGCGATGATCGGCGCCATCAGACGAAGCATCCTAGCCGTTCAAGGGCTTCCATATCAGTCTCAACACGCGCTGCGTGAACTTTGCACTTCACCCACACATGCCCCGCCGACCGATAGCCCTTGCGCTCAAGCAGCGGCCCGAAGTCCTTGGCGTCTGTCGTGGTCTGGTAGACCAGCTCGACACCTTCCGAGAATAGCTCTTGCTCGCAGTACGCGATGAAAGCCGAGCCGTGCGCCCCGCGGTACTCGGGCCTGACGTAGATCGCCGCTTGCTGCGCTTCGAGGAGTCCCGTGTTCAGCGAGGGAATGACCGTGAACATGGCGTAGCCGACGAGCAGGTCAACGACCGAACGGTCGTGCAGCATTGCGAGCGCCACGGGGGACAGTACCCGCGCCGTGAACACGCGGAGGACGCCGTGCGCTTCGAGCTGCCCGTATCGCGTCAGCGAGGGCCGGAGCGGCTCGTCGTGGCCGACTTCCTGCCAATGCGAGACGAGCAGCGGTAACGCCTCATCCCACAAGGCATCGGTGAGCGGTTCGCGAGCGAACGCGACACAAGGCGGCATGACACGATAGTGTAGCGAAACGACACGCCTGTGTCAATGCGAAACACGATCAGGCGTCGTGGCGTGGATCCCAGTCCCGCTTATGTTGCCGGTCACTCGCACCGCCGACGAGCAGCCCTTCGGGCGCGACATTCGAGGGCATGTCCACCAAGGCGAACGTGAGCGCGAGCGCATCGGCCAAATCCGGGGAATGGCCTTGTAGCTCCGCCTTCACCTGATCTTTCTCCGTCAGCCGGATTTTGCTGTCTTCATACCAATACGTGTGCGCGCACAGCTCGCGACTGAGTTCGGGCAGATTCGGCAATACACCGGCCTTGATCCACTCGCTCAAGCGCCAGTACATCTCCGTGCGCTTATTGAAGTAGCGGGCGTCATCCGCCTTCCCGCCGAAGTTCACGGGGTAGACGTTCACCCCGCCTAAGCGAAGCAAGTCTTGCACGCCAGCCGACCAGCCCCCCGAGTCGTCAATCAGTTCCAACTCGGAGCCGATCCGCTGCTTCGCCAGGATCAGGCGAGCCGCGATGTCTTCCGTGCGCGCGGCACGCAGCTCCACCGGGCGCTTCGAAGCGTTCAACCCCTGTCGAGCAAACAACACCGTTTTATCATCCCCGAACCGCGCGACATCGATCCCGATCCGGCTCTGCACCGCTTCGTAGTCCGTCGGGGGGATGTGCCGCGCCATCGCTGCGGCGACCTCATCGGGGCCAAACAGGGCATTGACACCCACGGGCGGGAAAAGCCCGAGGATCGCGTACATCACCCACGGGTTCTCCCGCCCGTGCTTCGCGATCATCGTCCGCGCCCACTCCAAGGCGATCCGCGGGGAGCGCTCTGGATCGTCCGGGTCACCCGTCACGCGCACCGTAAACCAGAGGTCGGGCTGTTCCTTGACGACGAAGTAGAGAATCCCGGCGTGCGACGAGGGATTCCCAGCCACAACGATCTTGCCGAACTCACAGTTGGATAACCCCTGCTCAGCGTGGAGCAGCACGGCCGGCGGGATGTCGCCGCACTCGTCAATCAGGTACAAGATGAACTTCGCGTGAAGGCCCGAGAGGGTCCGGCCTTGCGCTTCCGCGTCGGCCTTCTTCGGCCATGTACGCGCCTCCATGCGCCACGTCAGCGGGTTGTTCCGTTCGTAGATCACATCCGAGTTCATCTCGAAGGCGTTGACCAAGAGCGGGGAGCGGTCGCGCCACTTGGCTAACTCCTTCCAGAGGTTCGCCTTGAGGTTCGCGCCGTCAATCGACATGGCCGCCGCTTGCGGGTAATCCTGCCCTCTCACGTAGCAAGTCAGGAAGTTCCAGCCCATGATCGCTTCGACGAGGGTTTTCCCCGGCCCTACACAGGCTTGGAGCGCAATACGCTGTTTCGCTGGGTCGGGGAAGGCGCGGAGCGCGGTGGCTTGCCAGCGGTCGGGCTCGAAGTGGAACTGCTCCACGCATTGCAGCACCGGGTCGCGCTTCCACCGGATCAGACTGTCAGCCGCTTTGATCTCCTCAGCCGTCGCCATGCGCGCGCTGTTCACCAAGGGTCACCAGCTCCGCAAGCGACAGTCCTTTACTCGTCACGTCAAGTTCCTTGCGGTCACGCCAGTTTGCGGACTGTCGGTTCTTGAGCCAGAAGATCGCCGCCGTAGTCTCGGGCGGGTAGCGTTCGAGGTACGGCGCTTTCGTAATGTTGCCGTCCTTGTCACAGAATATCTTGACGGCTTCGTGCGCATATCCGAGTGCCCGATGGTAGAGCGAGTGGGCTACTTCGGTGTCCGCGTGAGACTTACCCCTTTTTAGGGACTCAAGAAACTTTGGCTGAGCCTTCTTCCATGCGTTGATCGTTTGCTCACTCACGTCGAAGAAGTCGGCCATCTCTGCATCAGTCGCGCCGAGCAGGCAGAGCTTAAACGCCTGCTCCTCATACTCCGCGCGGTAGTCAGTCGGACGGCCACCCTTCTCAGGGTTCTTCTTCCGCTTCGTCATTTATGCAGCCCGGTCGGGTGTTTTGCCGTGATTCTTGGCATTTCCCTGCATATATGCAGTCACGATCCGGCGCCGGACGCGCTCGACCATCTGCGTCATCATCGGATTTAGGAGGGCTGCGGCGTTTTCGTCCCATTGGGCGCGGCGCCACACGTCCATGTAGGCCCGCTTGGCCTGCGTCGGGACACGATGCCAGCACGGCACGCAGAGCGAGTCCCCGGTGTCGCCACACATGGCACCACAGGCGCGACAGAGCGCGACCGTAAGGACGCCGCTATCAAGGAGTTGTGCGGATTGCACGGAGCGACCGCGCATCAGTTGCGTTCCGGGTTGATCGGTTTCCCTTTCGCGTCCACAAGCTGTGACACGTCGCCGTTCGACAGGACTTTCTTCGCGGCCTTCGCGTCTCGCGTGCGCTGTTCGGCAGCCAGCTTGCCGAGTACCGGGTATTGTTGAAAGACGCTGAGCAGCTTGGTGTTGCGGTTAGTTTGGGTCACGAGATCGTTCAGCGTCTTGACCGCGCGCTGGGCGGAATCAGCCAGGGATTCGATGTCCTGACGGTTGCCGCCAATGCGGAGATTGAGTTGGCCGAGCACGAAGGTGAGCCCCAGCCAGTTGCAGAGCGCCATTCTCACGCGGTTCTGGACGCGCTGTGGCCACGGCAGCTGAGGCCGTACGTCGGACGCCACCGCGGGAGACTCGGGAGCGATAGAGCCGACGACGGGATCGGGGCTCGTCACAGGCGCTTGAGATCCGCTGCGATGGCCTTCTCTTCGTCCGCGATCCACGTCCACGCTTTCGCCAGCGCATCGTGAATCGAGCTGCCGATGACCGTGATAGCCGAGCGGTGCGCGTTCGCCGGTAACGTGAGAGCGACTGACGTGACGGGCTGGACGACTGGAGCCGCCAACACGTTGATCGTCGCGCCAACCGGAAGGTGTGCCGTCGCGTCGTCCGTGCCGATGGGCTGCTGGCGCTGCAGGCCGGTGACGCCGTTCGTGGTGGTGACGGTGTGCGCGTCCGTCTTCGTGGCCGTCGATCCGACCGGCAAGCGGTCGAGTGCGTGGGAGCTGTCCACGGCAAAAGGCAGCACGACGGGCGGAGAGATTGGCGCGTCGGAGATCGGTGGCGAGGCAGGACCAACAGAGTCAACGGGCGTCGGGTCGGTCATGGCGTGGTCTCGATGAGTGGATGCGAGCGGCCAGCACAGGCTTGGAAGGGATAAGGTAGTATTCAATCTGCGCAAGCGCCACCGTTTTCTGTAGGCGCGCCCCTCCCGTTATGGATAGGTGCGATTGGGAAGCTGGAAACAATTCGGTGGCGGTAGTGACCGATTGCTAGACGGTCGGGGCCGATGCCGCCACGGGTCAGCCTTTCGCTTTCCCCTTGCCCGCGCCCTTCCGCACACCCGCTAAATGCCGTGCGATGCGGTCCCGGCGTTCGTGATTCTTGCAGGACG